TAAGCTCCCTTCTGACGGATAATCCGTCATTATAAAACTTGTTATATACTGTACCCCTGGTTTCAATGGTAGACATTACATCACTCAACTTTGACACAGAAACAAACAGCCGGCTTAGCCGGATCTTCTGCTCTTCCTGCACAATATCCGGGAATTCGGGGACTCCTCCGATATACACTTGATACTGCGTAAGCCCCAGCTTGGGAATATTTGGCCCCACATAAGACAGGGGCCCTTCTGTTTTTTTCACGGAATCCTCTGTTTTTGTTGATTTTGAAGTTGCCATATAGACCTCCTTACTCATACAAAAAGGGCATCTCCCGGAAATCATCCAGGTGCCCTACATAATAATCTACTTCGATATACCCGCTGTAGTATGGCCGGTTAGGATCATTATCAATGCCCCATTTCAGCGGTTTTTTCAGCGGGAACTTCTTACCAACGGTACCCGTTGTCAGCAAAATCTGCCGAATGCGCTCTATCAGATTGACTACCCCAAGATAACCGGATTCCGGTGATTCATCGCGTACACATGCCACAATAATACATTTGGCCGTGCTGTTATCTACACCATCCTCTCCCGACACTGAGCGTACCACGATATATGGGGCTACGTCTCCACTCCCTGGGCGTTTATCGTCCAAGTAATAGGTATAGATTTTAATTGCCCTTGTATCCCCGGCAGAATCCGTATAAGTGTAATCCACCAGCTTTTCATCCAGTAATTCTTTGATAGCATTTGTCAGCATGACAGGCGTCATAACATTCCCTCCTTATTTCCCTACAATGCGGGCAAGTTGTCGGTTCAGTTCCCTATTGAGCTTCTCTGTCGTTGATTTTTCCAATTCACGTTGGATTTCTTCATTTTTCAGCATAGACGGCACAGACGGTCCGAATAATTTTCGGATGGGATATCTTGTTTCTTTCTTTCAAATACGCCAACACTGTCGCCTTTACCAATTGCCATGACAAATGCTCTATCTAATGTTGCCCCACCACCTGAACGTTTTACCTGCACGCGGATCTTTTTATTTTTACGGCCTTTATGCTGTACTTTCTTGGGCGATATTTTAAAATGCGCCAGAGAATTGGGATTTCCCACACTTGTGATCTGTGCCTTTAAGCTATTTATCGCTGCTTTCTTTGTTATGCCGATCGTTTTCCTGGCTTTTCCGACCCCGATAAAATACTCTCTAGCCGCTTCTCTTGCCATTTGCGTGCGGACCGAAAGCGCGATTTTATTGACGCTCATGCTAATCGCTCTTTGAATGTTCTTCGGGGTATCATTCATCGTCCGGATAACTAATGCAGCGCCTTCGCATCGCACGTCAATATCAATCATGTTTCATTCACCGCCCACGTGATTGTCAATATACCTTCATCGTCTTTGCAGAGTACCACTTGCCCGTACTTTCCATCCAACCGGAACGTATCTCCCGTTTCCGGAATATATGGCAAGTCAGACTTTCTGACATTGATGATACAGCCGCTGCCATACATAGCATCTGTGTATTTGGCAGCGGCTGCGGTCTCAGTAGTTAGATCATCATTAATGACAACCTCTTGTACAACAGCGACACACTCTGATCCGTTCAAGTTATGCCTTTCAGCAAATTCCTGTTCATTCAAAAATACATTTTTGTTATCTGCGGCTATATAGTCCTTGAAAGAACTCATTTTTTTACAGCCGCTTCGAAATCCACACTCGGAAGCTCCGCGTCTTTCTTGACAGTGCTCTTCTGTGTCCGCTTGGAAGATGTCTTCTTTGTCGCTGTCTTTTTCGCGATCGATTTTGTTATCTGTTTTTCTTCATCTATATTTTCCGTATCATACTCCGGTTCTGTATCGTCCTCCGATTCTGTATCATCCTCCGATTCTGTATCATCCTCCGGTTCTATGACGACAGGTTCCTCGCACGCTTCAAAATCTTCAGATTCCAGCAGCCTCTCAGCTACTTCATCTTCCAGTTCCAGCACATCACCCTTTCGGAAGATCTCACCATAAGCGGACAACATCCCTTTTTTCACGAGAATATACATAACGTACCTCCTATTAGCCTTTGGCTTTAATGACCGCCCAGTCATTGACAGATTCCGGTGCCAGTACGCAGCGGGAATACATAGAGAGCGCCACGGTCTGTGATTCTTTATTCCCATCATAGTACGGCACATAAGAAACTGCATATGTGTTGTAGCCTGTTTCCGCTTCATTGACGAGCGTTACTGCTCCGTGCAGCTGCCTACCCCTTCCCGGAATAGCAATGATGGCATCATTTTCACCGATGAACGGCTTCGGATTTTCATCGTCATCCAGGTAGGTTTCTCCGTATGTATATACTTCCATGTTCAGTGCCTGGATAATCCCTACGCGTGTCACCTGCGGAGAAACGATTTTCGGCGCGAAAGAGAACATCCCTAAATTATCTCTGGACGGAACAGCCAGCCATTTCATAATTTCATCGTTGCCCAGCATATAGTTGAATACGTTCTTTCCGATAACCATAACTGTCGGTACAATGCCTGCATTCTGCTGGATTTCTTCCGACATATTTTTAATGTCGGCATAAATGGTAGCTCCTGCCTGATCCCAGGTCTTAGACGGTGTCAGTTTCTGGTCAAATCCATAATCAATAGTATCCAGCAGTTCTGTTTTCCCATCATCGGCAAATCCTTTGATTTCGCATTTACCTGTGGTGAGAATGTCCGCAGCCATTTTATTCTTTCTGTTGATAATCATATTCTGCAAATCGGTCAAGTCATAGGCCTGTGCGTCAGCGGCTCGTTCTTCCGGAGTTTTGGATGAATATATGCCCTCTCCAAATCCGCGTTCATTGATGACATCCGGATCAAGCACTCTGCGCGGTCCCATCATCGGTGCTTTATAAAACTGCGATTCGACAGTATCCCGTTTCATGTTAATGCCTTTTGTTCCACGAGTCACAAACGGGGCCAGGCGTCGTGCACCTTTCCGGTACTGCACCTCGATCACTGCCGTGACGGACGTGTTCGGAATACGCGGGAAGAATGTATCCAACAGGAAAGATGCCGGCGGATTCATTCGTTCTACCGCTTCAATCAATGCGACTGTGTCTTTGTAATTAATAGCCATTATAGATATCCTCCTTATTTCAGTTTAGTCAAATAAATATTTTTGTCGCGAAGTTCCTCTTCGTGTGCATCCACGGTATCTCCTGCAGCAACAATCAGTTTTTCACGATTGAACCGGCCGGAGATGTAAACAGTTGCTACTTTTGCCTTACTGTCGGTGTCTTCTGCTAAGATGCAATCCGCTACACCTGCTTTAGCAGTAGCCGCTACTTTCCCGGATGTAGTTGTTAAGAGTGTCCCTCTTTTCATTTCTTTAGCTGCAGTCAATTCTACATTTTTTGTAAGCAGCGCAATTTCCGGGCCTCCAATGAGACCATTGCTGTCTAACGTCACTTTTTCATACAGAGCCATTATTTATTCCCCCTTATCTTGTTTGCCCGATTCACAATATCACTGATATCAGCCTCTAATTTCTGATGCTCATTATCTTCCGGATTATGCTGCGGCGTAGGTTTTACACCATTGGCACCGGAATCCACATTGTCTTGGATGATCTTCATAATTGCCTCGATTTTCTCATCAGGCTTATTTTCCACTTTTACAGCAAGGATGGAGTCGATAATAGGTTTAACCGTTTTAACTTCTACCCCTTCTGTTTTCTTGCAGGTGTCTATAATTGCTTCTACATAAGGATTCTTATCCTCAGTCCTCAAGGCATCCAAGGCCGCAATGCGCTGCCTTTCCGCCGCGACTTTAGGATCTTCGGATTCTTTTATCCCTAAAATTGCCTTGATTTTTGAAATCATTTCATTATCTTTCATGTTTTCTCCCTTCTTTTTGTCAATAATACTGGTGATTTTATCCATATTTCTGCCTTTTGTCGGCAGCGCAACAGAATTAACGATCAGCGTGTCGCTCTTCATATTCGTTTTAATCGCAAAATTGTTATCAATTTCATCGATAAACCCGAATGTCAAAGCTTCATCCGCCCCCATCCACGTTTCTTCGTCCATTGCCCGGCTGATATCCTCAGCAGACATCGCGTCTCCGCATTTTTTCTGATAGACGTTCGTAATTGTCTTTTTCACGGCGTGCAGCTCGCTTTCCAGCTTAGACAGCCCCACGGCATCGTAGGCGTCGATCAGTACTGCATGAGGATTGTGGATCATATACAGAGCATTATCCGGCATGATGACCCTGTTTCCTGCACAGGCTACAACCGTAGCTGCGCTGGCGCAAATTCCGTCAATGTGTACTGTCACGTCTCCGGCATACGACTTCAGCAGATTGTAGATGGCCTGCGCGGCAAAAACATCTCCGCCCGGACTGTTAATACGGACTACAAGATCTTTACCGTTACATGTACTCAAATCATCGGCAAACTGCCTGGGCGTAACTTCATCTCCCCACCATGTTGCATCGGAAATCTCACCATAAAGCAACAGCTCGGCTTTTTCGTCTGTAGCTTTATTTTTTATTTCCCAGAATTTCTTTTTACTCATCTTCTTTCTCACCGCCTTTCCCGGCTAATACTTGAGGATCACCCATATTTAAGCCGTAACCATCAATCAGCTGCTTTTCGTAGGCAAGCTGTTCCAGGTTTTCTTCCAAATCCGTACCCGTCATCTCTGCAGCTTCCCGCTCCCGGGTACTTAGACCATATGTAGTACGGAGTGCACTCCCGTTAATATCTTTGACGGGGTCAAGGATGCTCATTGTCGGTCCGAACCAGTCAGCTGTACACCATGACTTTCGAATTAGCGGATCATCAAAAAAGCCCGGTGCTTCAATACGCCCGATGGCGACAGCTTCCGCAAGCCATACTTCGTATACGGGCTGACAGAAATCGCTGGCAAACCATTTACGTCGCAGCTTATATTCTTCCCAAGCCTGCAACAGTGCCGCCCTTGATGCGGAATATGAAGATGTAAATGATTTCAGCAGCACTTCATACGGTTGCCCGATAGCCGCTGCTATTTGT